AAGTTTCCAATTATAGATAAGAATAGAACGACCACCAGAAATATTGGCATAATTCCACATAACAAGACTTCTTACTGGGTCTACAGCAGCAGACATAGAGTCAATACCACCAGAATTCATGTTTGAGTAGAAATAACGGTCTACTTTTTCTTTACCTATAGGTGTAATACTATGACCATCACATGAATAGAATCCATCATCTGATAAGAAGTATGTGATACCACCATATTGTGCTACAGAACCACCTGTAACGCATCCAATACCACGAGAGATATTGTCAAATTGGAAGAAAAATGGTGAGCCAATGTAACTCATACGAGTAATACCACGTTCTAGTAGTATTAAACCAAATTCACCACCTGTAATACCTTGAATATTTCCACCGTCACTAATAATTTGATAATCTGACTGTGATGCAGCACCAGCAGTCCAGTTAGTTTCGTCATTAATGTCTGACCATTGCACTTTATTAGCGTTTGTACCACCATCTAGGTTAGCACATACCACAAAATCACGCACAGTTGTAATGTATTTAGCTACAGGTGCAGCAGCAGCTACGTCAGCAAATGCTGTAGATGTACCCACAGTCCATGCTTGTACTTTAGAAGCATCATTTACTGCCAATAATACGTTACCAAATTGTGTAAAATACCATCTTGATGAACCTGCATATCCACCAGATTTAGATACATCATCTAGGTTAAGTGTGGAAGCATTAAACTTAAATAATTTAGATGAGCCACCAGCAAATACTTGTGTTAAATTATTAAATTTAGCAGCGTGTAAGTTAGTAAGGCTTTCAGACGCAGCATTAGAGTAGTTTGCAGATAATGGAAATGGTGCATATCCAGAAGCTACAGGAATTACGTTTGTAGCATCTTGCATTGTTCCTACAATACTAGGTTGGTCTGGTAACCATTCACCTAATGGTATTCTTTTAATAGGCATTATTCACCCCAGTTTTGTGCGTTTAATACCTCAATAAGAGCTTCTACAGTTGATGCACCGTTAATAGCAACTTCAAGTCTATTAGCTTCTGTAACTATTGATGCACGTTTAGTAGCAACGTCAGCAGGAACTTCTACATTGCGTTCTGCTTTACGAATAATAACCCAGTCAGTTTGTGATAATAACTTACCTGCTGTGTCTTTAATTTGAGCTACAAATTGTGTTTTAAGACCTTCTAAATCTTTAGGATTGTTTACATCACCATCCCAGTAAAATCTATCGTCAGCACGAACTGGGTCAGCAGACCATGTGATACCTACAGCAGCTTTTTCTTCTTCTGTAGAAAGGTTAAGCCAATTAGCTGGATATTGATTACCATTAGCGTCTGTAAAAGCTACACCTTCTGGAAGTCTGTTACCGTTTAATAAAAACATATTTTTTCCTTATCTTGCGTTAGAGTATTTAAATGGGTTTTCAGCAAATGCCATAAATATCATTGTATTACCATTTCCATTAACTGCTGCATCTGATGACCTTGCTTTAAATCCGTTTGAAAGAAAATCATAAGCAACAAAAGCATTAGATGTTTCAGCATTTGAATTATTTGGATTTAAAAATGTATTAGAAAGATTATATGTGCTTCTTGTTGAATCTAATATATTCCATGATTGAACTGCATTACCATTTTTCATTAAAATAAATTTTGGTCTAAATCCTGTATATACAAAAGTGCCATCAGCATTACCATTTCCTATATAAGAACCAATTTTGCTAAAACCAGCTATATCTGTAAAACAATATGCAACCATTGATGCACCACTTCCATTAACTCCAGCATCATTTCCTAGTGAAAATACTGATGATGTAGGTGCGGTGCTATTCCAAACAGATGCATCAGTTGCTACTGCGGCAGATGTTTCCAATATCATTCTTTGAGTCGCGGCTAATGAACCATGATAAACTACCCAACTACTTGTAGCACTTCTTTTTTTAACAATAACCATTTTAGGTGCAACACCTAAACCATGTCCAACAGTTGCATTAGCACCTGTTCCTGTATAAGTCACAATACTAAACCCAGCAGTTGTATTTACAGATACAGTAGATGTAATAGAGCCATTAGTATTAGATGATGTTGAACCTTGTCCAGCTTGCCATTGCCAACCAACTATTGTTGTTCCATTTTTATTCCAACCACCTGTAGAGTCTGCACCTAAAGTAAATCCATTGGAATTAAATGAAGTAATAGAAGTTGGATAAGATTGGTCACCAGCAGTACTATTTGTAGCTAATGTAAGCCCAACACCTCTGTTACTATCTACTAATTGATGCCAATCAGCTGTGCTTCTTGATTTTACCCATACTAAATCAGGTTTAAATGTTCCAGCATTGACTACAGATTGTCCTGTTCCATTACCTGTATATAGAGTTGCATCCATATACTTATTACCCTGTAATATAGTAGGTGTAGGTAGATTATATGTGTTTACAGCATTATATCCAGTTGGAGGTGTATAACTAAATGGTCTTTGTCCAAAATTAATAACTCCACCAAAATCACCAGATTGATAACCAGTTACGAATGGAACTACATCACCAAGATTGACAGTTGATACTGAACCAGTACCTGCTGCTGGATTTCCAGAATTAAACCATGTGCCATTTCTACCTATCCATAATGTTGTTGTAGATGGGTCGTATGCAAACATATATACATCATTTGCTGAACCAGAAGCATAAGGTGCTCCAGTTCCTGCTGGGTCTGTTGTTCCATTTCTATATAAATTTCCACTATCACGAACAACAACACAAGAACCAGTAGTAAAATTTATATTTGGAGAATTAGTAACAGCAGTAATACCAAAAGCATTATTACCATAAGTTCCAATAGCTGTGCATAAATCAAGAACTTCCCAATATGATTTTGAAGAAATTACTTGTGTTCCCATTGCGCCTTTATCATATGCATTGGCTCCGCTATATAGGAACTTCATATTACCTTCAGATAAAGTTACATTGGCACCTTTCCATAATGGGTTTAACACAGCATAATTAGCCACAGTAGCACTTGTTAACGTAGGACTATCTTTCATAGCATCATAAGTTGAGCCTGCTGTGATGCTGATATTGTTAGTAACCCAATAGTTAGTGTTACCTGAGAAGTCTTTACCTAGACCTGCGTTAGAACCTGATGTAGTAGCTATGTCAGAGAATTTAAGGTAGAAACCATTAGTGCCATAAGTTCCTGTGTATGCTTTAGGTTGCCATACACCTGTGGTTGCGTCTGTAGCACCGAATGATGATGGTGTTAGGGCTTGTCCGTCAATATTATAAAATTCAGCCATGTATCCATCAACATAAGAACCATTGCCTGTCATAATAGAATGAGATGTAGTTGAATTCCATGCAGAATTATTACTTGATATAGAAGCTCTATTATCTGTAGCCCAAGATGTTATTTCTGAACCATTAACATATACCCTCATTCTATATGCTGCAGTTGCATTTGTTGAGTCCCAAACTAATACAAAATGATACCAAGCAGAAGGGTCACGAAATACTTGAGTAGAAATTAATCCTGCTCCAGCACCTGTATAGTACCAAGATAATTGGTCGCTACTATTAAATCTAAACTCTGTATCTTGTGATGTTCCAACATAAGCGTTTAGAATGTTAGCAACACCTCCTGTTTGAGTCTTTTTATACCAAAAACTTATTGTCCATTTTTGTAAATTTCCAGAACTTGCTGGTGTTCTATTTAGATAAGCAGATGCACTAGCTCTAAAGCGAAGTGAGTTGTTTATGTTATAACCTGTGCTTGCACTATTTCCTGCTATGTTAAACATTAAGCAACTCCTTGTGAACGACCTTGTTCGTAAAGATTAGTGCCATCACTTCTAAATGTGAAAAAGTCTTTAGATGATGCTGCAGTTGATAAAGTAGGTGCACTTCCACTTGCCCATTTAAACACGCTATTCCAAGTAATTGTTCTTGAGCCTGTAGAGTCTTGATATACTGCTAGACCATAATAAGCACCATTTTTAAGATTTGTAGGTGCACCAAATGTTCTATTATCTGTAATAGTTACTGTAGCTGTTTGACCCAAATCTGTATCCCATGCAATAGTTGAAGCGTCTGTTAAAGTTTGTGGTGTTGAATAACCTGTACCTGTAACTGTTAATGTTGAACCTACTGATAATGTGCTAGTAAGAGTTACTGCACCAGAAGCACTTAAATTAACAATATAAGAATTACTACCAAATGTTACCACAAATTTAACTGTTACGTTACCAGATGTTGATAAACTTGTGCCACCTGTGCAAATAAATGTATTAGCATCACTTACAGAAGTTACTGTAGTTACTGCATCTACACCAGTACCAGTTGTAAAGTCTAGGTAAATCTTATCACCAGCTAAAAGACCATGAGATGTTGCTGTAATTGTGATTGTTGTACCAGATTGTGAATAAGTAGCTGAAATGCTATCACGACCAATATTAGCACTACCATTTACGTCTAAAGTTACTGCTGGGGATGATTTATTTACACCTACACGATTATTAGTAGCATCTAGTTTTAGTGTGCCACTATCAAAAGATAGGCTATTAGGAATGGCTACTGTAGAAGCGTTTAATGTAACAGCATCACCACTTGCATCACCTAATGTGGCATTACCTGTTACAGATAAGTTACCA